TGAGGTATTTGATTTTGATTTGTATAAAATAATTTCATCATTCAATTTTAATTAATCCATATGTTTTTGGAAAACCTTCTGTGCTATCTACATTTATTACACTATCTAAAAATTCAACATCAGATTTTTAAATTAGTCTTTTCTATTAAATTTGTTAAATTATTGACCTTAACATACTCATCAATATTTTGTAAAATATCATAAAAAGATCCTATAGATTCTAAGGATTTATAATACTCCGTAAGAATTTCGGAAACAAGAGGATATTCCTCCCTTACAAAAAGAGGTAACTGGCTTTCTACTATTGAACTAATTTTTATCTTATTTTTTGTTTCCATTTATTATTTTCTTACTAAATTGCCGTTTGAATAACTAGAGGAAATTAAATAATTTGAACCAGAGGTATCTGAACCAGACTCAATATTATCTGATATAGTATTTACCTCCAATCTATTAGTATCTATCTTCAAGTATAAATCTTGAATTCCCAAAACATCATTAGACTCTGGAATTGTAGATATTTCAATAATTGCAGTTCCACCATCTGTCTTTTCAGTAGAAATTATTTTTATTGGATTTGTTACTATTTCTCCCCTTACGTAATCAATTTTTCCAACAGATCTTCTAATTATTATTGGATCTGTGTCCGAATTTAGATAAAATAGGAACAATAAACCAGTTTTATTATCTGGATTTGGAATATCTCCAAAGTACACTGTATTAGATATTCCGCTTACTTTAAATCCTGATGATTTTATATTATAACCCAATTTATTTTTTATATGAAATTGATTTCTAAAACAGATTTCATATTGTGCAAATTTGTCTGTAGAAACTTTTAAATCTCTACGCATTTGAAGTTTAGTAATATTTGATGTGATGGAAGAGTCACTATCATCGATTAATTTTTGATATTTACTATACTTAAATCTAGCTCCATACTTATTCAACTCTTCAGAATCTGAATATTTTTTAATATTATCAATTACCTTTGATTTTAAAATATCACTACCTAAAGATGAATTGGTATCATAGTAAATATTTGAACTCAATTCAATATACAAATATTTTAAATCCATTATCTCTGGAATTATTCCCGCTACAGAATATTTTCTAAGTTGAAACTTTATATTATCCTTTGCCGAATTTGAAAGAAATGATCCATTAAACGGTTTTATAGTTATGAATACTTTCCCATATTGTGGGGGATCTAATTCTTCTCCACCAAAAGCACTTACCGATTCTGCCTCTGAATATATTTTGGGAATCAAAGTCTCATAATCGGCCGCGGTTACTGCTCTATTTTGTGCCGCATACATTCTAGGAGCAAAATTTCTGATTGAATTAATAGATTCAATTGCAGATCCTCCAGTAGATGAAATGTTTGTTGTAATTAATGATACTGTGTCGCTTAGAAGAGCGCCATTTTCATTAACCAAAGTTCCGGAGAAATTAAAGGAAGAAAATCCATTAGATTCCTCACCATTCGAAATCAAATATGATACTTCTATGTAATTATTTTCTAATAATTTTTGACCAAATACACCATCACCAAATATGAGTTCATATCTTTCATCTTCAATTTCTTGTATAAAAAATACTTTTGAAGTAGAAGTAACGTCAAGAATACTGGAAGAATTTATAAATTTTTTACTGCTGGTGCTAGATTGATTATCCCTAACTAATACTTTTAAAGTTCTTGTATCAATCCCCCTATTTTCTAATATAAATCTTTGATTTGCATTATTTGATGTTACTGTGAAATTGTTAGTTACATAAGATCCTTCATATACGTCAATTGCATCAAAGAATGCGATTCCATTAATAACAGGAACGGTAACATCATCAAGTAATGAAAATACATATGAAGTTCTTCCAAAACTAGAAGTATTGCAAACTACGCCACTTTTTAATGTGACTACTTTTGTGGATGGGTTTGAAACTTCTACAAAGAAACTGATGTTAGCCTTTGCAGATCTTCTTGAATTTGGTACATATCCAATATTCCTTGCAAGAGAAACTATGTTTTCTCTTAATGTTGCACTGTCAATAAAAACCTCATTACTTACCATGTTTGCATTGTAAGATGCAATGTAGGTATTATATGCTAACATATCCACCAACACAGACATGTTGGATCCTTCAAAATCATAGTCAGTGAAATTTGAGTTTGACCTCAAATAGTCTTTTATCGAGGTTTTTATTTGATCAAAATCTAGATTTGTAAAATTAACTAGTGACATTATCGTGCTGATTGCAGTGCAAATGTGAGTTGTTGTGGTAATGCATCTATACCAACAATATAGTATCTAACGGTGACGTTAAATTCATAAGAATCATAATTTGGACTTACAACTACATCAATCAACTCAACTCTTGGTTCATAGTTTTCAATTGAATTTCTAATTTCATCTTGTAGTATAGATGCGGAAATGTCATCAATATTTTCAAAAAGACTTTGAGAAACCTTTGATCCAAGGTTTTGATTGAAAAATCTTTCTCCAGGTAATGTAAATACTAAATTTCGAATAGAGCGAGATATTGCAGTTTCATTTTTAACATCAATTAAGTCATAATTAAGAGGATTTACCTGCAAGGACAAGCTAATATCTTTAAATTGTTTACTAACTCGCTCTATTGGCATCCAAGTTTTTTAATTCTATCTTATTTATCACTCAAATATTGGTTCTGTACCATATTCCCAGTCATCATAGTCCTCATCATTGCGAATTTTTGAATGAATTTCATTTTGATGAGCAAAATCATGCTTTTTTGGCGTCAAATCATCATTTGCAATTTCTCTAAGTAGTTTTTGATCCATTTTGTGCTCCTGATTCGTTAAAATCAGAACTTTTTACGGGGTTGCTATCCCGAATTTTTGTAATTTCGTACATAAAATCGTCAGAAGTCTCAATTTTTCGACGATTTTCGACTGAATATTCGGTTAAATCGATTTCATACCCTGGGTTTTTGGTAATTCTATTCTTAGTCCATGCATCATCATACCATAATATCTTATTATTAGGGTATGCATAGAAATTTCCATTGTCCATCTTGAAAAAATGAGCACATTTATGCTCTGGAGTCTCACTAAAGTTAGTATTCAATGTAGATTTTGACTCCCATGACCAATCAAGAGTGAACATGTAAGTTCCTTCATTCTTTTCTCCACGATAATTAATCAATTCAGCACGTAAGTTGGCGAGCCTTGAACGAACTTGAACATCAATATAAGGAGAAAAGCAATCCCACCACATACATTCTTCTAATTCGGGCACAGGTGCATCAGGTTTCCAACAGAATGCATGAATAGGTCTTCGTGTCCAATTAACCCCATTCTCTAGAAATGCCTCAAAGAGGGGTACGTGCTTCTCTAAGGATGCTACAGAATGTACGTCGCATAAAGTTACCTCTTCATGACCTTTTTTATGATTATAAAGAAATTCATTGCGAATATAGCAAGTAAAGGTAGGAAGATTGTGATTTAGATAAACCATATTGAGATACAAAAAAAGCAGGAATTTCTTCCTGCTCTATCTATATTATTTACCTTGACCACGGTACTTCTTTTTACGTCCATTACGAGAGGTCGCACTAAGTAGTGTTCTTGCCGAGCGCCCTTGACGTGTTTTCTTAGGTGCTCCAGGTTCAAATACAGTCTTATTACTTCCACCTTTAGCCATCGTTAATTTCCTCCAGTTCAATTAAGTTTGAATCAATATCTTCACCCGAGTAAAAACGCTCAGCGAAGTCTTGAAGAATCTCAGTACAGTCCTCCATACTGAGATTCATATAAATTTTACGTCCTTTATAAAGTACGTTGTAGTTCATCAGATAACGCGAGTTTTTTCATGCCCAACTCTGATACGAGGATCGCACCAGATATCATAACCTTGCTCCTTAGCATCAAGACAGAATGAAACATCTTCTCCACACATATCTTGTACTGCACCAGATTCAAATACTTGCATCTTAGGAGCAAACCAAGGATACTCAAGATTTTCAAAGACTCCATTCTTAATGAGAACCCATCCAAAACCTGTGTAGTCTACAGTGAACGGCTTACGACGCTTGCTGATTGATTCCACAGTTTCGTGGTTCATGACTCCACCATTTTGACGGAAATCATCCTCTTCCAACCAGTGTGCTACTGAAGTTGTGTGACCATCTTCTGTTGCATACCACCCAGCACTAATAGGACGCTCTTCACCTTCTGCAGGAAATGCAAGATCACACAACTGCCAGAACTTTTCTGTGGTGAATACAATATCACTATCAATCCAGAGTTGATAATCATATTGAAGTTTTCCATCCCAAGGTACTTGCTTTGGTCCCCGAAGAACATTAGCACCCAAACACTTACAACGTGCAAAATTAACCATTGATGAGTAGTCTTGGGAAATTTGAATACTCATTCCATTTTGTACAATATCAAAACAAAGTTGTACAAATGCTTTTAGAAAAATGAATGAACAACCTCTTCCAGGAAGACAAAAGACAATGCTTTTTCCTTTCATCCTCTCTTTAATTGCATCATAATCCCATTCCTGTTCTCTGGGTTTGGGTGATGCGGCTTTTACAGTGAATCCTTTTGCCATAAGAAAAATAAACCTTCAAGTTCAATTTTAACAGTGTATATATGTATTTGTCAATGCGAAGAATTTAAAATAATTTCCTTATTCACAACCAATTCTTCATATGATAAATCCTCAACACTATAGTCAGTTTTCATTAAACCAACCATATTGCTGAGTGTATTCCATGTTGTATGGAAATCTTCTTCTTTCATTGAATGAAATAAACATCTATTCTTTGCATAGATGTGATAAACCTTTTCCATATGAAAAAATATCTCCGGAATTTTTGTAAGAAATCTTAATTCTTACATGCATTATATATCAATACTATCAAAAACCCAAGAGGTAGTAGTATTACTCTACTCATTGTCTTTGGATATCTGATTATCCATCCTGCAAGTATTACTCTCCAAAAATTCCAGTATGGCGTTTTTCGATAGTATCTGCGCGGGTTTCTGAACACTATAATACTTCCGGGAATTTTTTATGAAAGAGATTTATACCTCGAAAAAGACATACAGTGTAGGTTAGGGTAGTTTGGGGTTTTTATCACGCCGCCGCGACGATATAAACAACGCGCCTAAAACGCTGCCGAACACTGCACGCATAAAGTCTAACATAAGTGCCCTCCAGAGTCAACCAGAGGGCACACAGTTGCTATCAGAAATCGATCACATCTGCAGTCGGTTCGTTATAACCTGCCTCCGAAACATTATCAGAGGTGAGTGTATCAAGAATCGACAGAATCTCAGCGCCAGTGTTACCTTGAGCCAGCAGAGAAAGCATCACGGTCTTGGACATAATAAAGAAGAAAAGTGTTGTGAACTGTAAGTGCCTAGTTTATACTCATGCGACAGGAGTTGGTGCTACTTAGAAGTCGAACACATCACTATTCAATTGGATCACATTTACCTTGGGGTCAGCATACTTAACACCATCAGGAGTAGAGTATCCAACACCGACCTCTTTTACGAAGGTTTCATAATCACCACACTCTGCAGCAAGGTTATACAAACCCTCATCATTGTTGATCCAGAGAGCAACATTCCAGGTCTCATAATTCTCCCAACCGTTATACTCAGTAGAGAGGATGTTGCGTTGG